AGAAATAAAGGTAAACTACTAGAAGCTGCTAAGAAAAATAATATGACAGACTTAGCAAGCTCTATAGAAAAAGAGCCAAAAGGTATTGGAGGTTTTGTTGGTGGTGTAATAAACATAGTATCAAACCTTGTACCAGACGCAATTAAAACTAGTAAACTAGGACAAATTATAACAAAAGCATTTAATGGTGAGGGTTCAGCTCCTGCAGATTTAAATAACGTTACAAACATTGTAAAAGCAGAAAGAGGAAATTTAGGTGGTATTGAACCAGAATCAAATATAATTAATAAAATTGCACAAGCAGAAAGTGGTGGTAAAGATAACGCTGTAAACTCGTTAGGGTATGAAGGACGACTTCAATTTGGGACAGCCCGTCTAAAAGATTTTACACAAGCAACGGGTAAAAGCACAGAAGGTTTTTTAAACAACTCTGCACTACAAAGAGAAGTGGAGAAATGGCACGTAAACGACATTGAGAATTATATTGTAAACAATAAATTAGATAGGTTTTACGGACAAAATATTGCTGGTGTAGCCGTTAATAAAGATGCTATTATTGGTATGGCACATTTGGGGGGTAACTCTGGGGCAAAACAATTCCTTGAAACTGGTGGTGAATATAATCCTAGTGATGCTTACGGTACTTCGTTATCTGACTATGGTAAAAAGTTTTCTTCTGCAGAAGTAGAACTTACTGACATTCAAAAACAACTTCGTAGTGGTTATGACAAATCACAACAAGCAAGAGAAAGTGGTACATTACCTTATGGACCTCAAGTTGCAGGTTTAGGTCCAGTTACTAATGAACAACTACGTCAATATAATCAAGGCTTTATGACTGATGGTGATCGTTATGCAATGACTATGGGTGGTCGTGGTCTTCAAGGAAGTAGACCTGAAGGTTTTGGTGATCAAAACTTAGGTTTTACAGCACAGACACCATCAAGTACATTTGAACCTAACATGCGTGATAGAAACATGCGCCCACCTGCAGGTGCGCCAAAGACATATGATGCGTTTGGAAATGAAACAATTTCTATGGGGCAAGGATCTAGTAGAGAAGATACTGGTATACCTTTTGATAAAGACACTAGATTTGTACAAGATAAACTGGATCAAGCAGCCAGTTTGGACGCAAGTAACAATCTAAGACCTTATAACGATCCGGGTGCGTATACGTCAACAGGCCCTAGAGATGCGCCATTAAAATTTCCTAACGAAATGGAGTCTATTCTACAAAGTGGTGTACAAACTCCTGCTCTACCTTTAAAATTAAATGCATCAGATTTTAATCAAGATGCTATGGGTCAGTTTTCTTCAGGCGCAATTACTCAGGACCCATCTTCAATACCAGCACCAACAGGTTTTAATTTTGTAGAAACAGAAAGAGATAGAGTTCGTGCAGGTCAACCTATATTTGACCAAAGAGATACAGTTACTCAAGAATCCGATAGACTACGAGAATTGGGTAGACAAGAAGAAGCTAGACGTATGCAGTCTGATAGAGGCTTTACACCTACTAATATAGTAGGGGCTACACCAAATGATGTTTTTTCTACAGGTTCTAGAGGATCTTCTGGATTAACGTCTGGCCCATTAAGTGGTGATCCGTTTGCACCTACTAGAGATGCTATGGGGTATATTCCACCTACTCCTTATGATGCAAGTTTTGAAAGAGAACCTGCTGTTTCAACAAATATCCAACCTACTTTAGCGGAACTAGCTGAGTCAAGTAATGTAAGTGCAGCAGGTCTTAACGCAGGTATTAACCTTTCTTCTATACAAGATGCGGCTAGAGCTGCTGAACTAGAAAGAATTATAGCTGAAGCAGGAGCAAAACCTCGTCCTGACGAAAGCATGTATGGTGCAGGAACAGAGAATCAAACAAATATCAACCGAGCAAATACATTAGCAGAGTTTAGAAATGCGCAAAAAGATTCTCCATTTTCAAAAAGGGTTTCAGAAGGATTTAGAGACAGACCTGCCACATCGTTGGCTCCTAGACCAAATGATGTCTTTGGACAATTTGTCAATAGTAATTTAGGAGATTTTGATAACGCTCCTGTACCTATTACAGCTGCAGGTCCTAATCTAACAACAGACATAACAGACTCTCAATTAGGTAGATTTGACCCAAGAGGTAGGGATCAAATTCCAGATGTTAAAATAAGTCCAGATGCTTTTGATCCTAGAGGACGAAGTCAAATTCCAGATGTTAAAATAAGTCCCGATGCTTTTGATCCTAGAGGAAGAAGTCAAATACCATCTATAATTGGCACTCCTACAATAGATACTGAAACATATTTAGATGATGATGAAGGATTTGATTCTGCTACTTATGCTAAAGGTGCTGTAAAAAGAGAACTTGATTATAAAACAAAAGTAAAAAGTAAAGAGTTTAATACACGGGGTAGAGATACACTATTACGTAGTGGTAGAACTGTTCCAAAAAATGCTCCACAGGCTGTATATAATAGAGAACAAGAAGAGACAGGTTATATTGGTACAGACGCTGAAGGTTATGGCATAGGTATGATAGCTGGTCCGGGTCAGGCAGGTGTTGTTGTAGATGAAAGTGGTAAAGCACTTAAAAATGATGATAGAAAAACTATATATCAAGACTCTAAAGGACAAAAGTATACAAAGAGTACATTTGGTAAACGAGAAACACTAGATGGTAAAGCATATAAAAAAGGTGATGCAAAAATAGGAGATGGATATGATAAAGATACAGATCCTAAAACACGAGGTAGGCAAGGTGATAATGAAGCAGACTCAGAGTCAAGTGGTAAAATTATTTGTACAGCTATGAATGCTTCTTATGGATTTGGTTCTTATCGTCAAGCAATTTGGTTAAATTACTCAAATAAACACTTGACAAAGGCACACGAAGTGGGTTATCATACACTGTTCCTTCCTTTAGTATACTTAGCATATACAAAAGATATAAAGTTTATACGTACTCTACTAGAACATGGTACACGTAGACGTACTGCAGATCTAAGAGCAGAGTTAAAAGGAACTAAACGAAACACTTTAGGACGTTTTTACCGCACTATATTTGAACCTCTCTGTTACACAGTAGGAAAAATTAAGATAGCATTGGGAAATTAAGATGGAACCAACACTTCAAGAGTATAAAGAAACAGTACTTACAAGATTTAAAGAACTAGAAGAGTCTGAACGTGCTACGTTACAGGGTCTTAGAGGCACACCTGAAGGACGGGTGTTAGGTAAGGTTTTAGGTGGAGAGTTAGAAGACTTAGTATTTATGCTGGGTAGACAACCTACAGCAAAAGCTGCACCAAAACGTGGATTAGCTACACGATAAAATAGTTTATATGCTGGCTACTCATCCCCCTACCAACATAGGCTACGGTGGCCCCAGTTAGGAAATACAATGGCTGATACAGAAATGGCTTCAGAGCCACAAGCACAAAATAAAGTTGCATTTGCAACACGTAAGTACTCAAATGAGGATAAACGAAAAGCAGAAGAAGAAGAGTTAGAACAATTAGTTGCAGAGAATAAAGGTGAGGCTTCTGAAGAAGAAGTAGAACCAGAAGGTGCAGAAGAAAAAACTTTTAAGAAACGATATGGTGACTTACGTAAGCACTCTCAAGAAACTAAACAATCTTTAGAAAAACAAGTTAATGATTTACGTAAACAACTTGACAAAAGTACTAAACAAGAAATTAAACTACCAAAGTCAGATGACGATATTGATGCATGGGCAGCTCAGTACCCTGACGTAGCAGCAATAGTAGAAACAATTGCAATTAAAAAAGCACGTGAACAATCCCAAGATTTAGAAGAACGTGTAAAAGAAATTGATGCAATGAGAGAATCTGCTACTAAAGAAAAAGCTGAAGTAGAATTATTAAAACTACATCCAGACTTTGGTGAGATAAGAGATAGTGATGACTTTCACGATTGGGCAACAGAACAACCTAAGTGGGTTCAAGATGCTCTATACGAAAATGATAATGATGCTAGATCTGCAGCAAGGGCAATAGACCTTTACAAGATTGATAATAACATCTCAACTAAAAAGTCATCAAGCAACAAAGACGCTGCACGTTCCGTAAATAGTAAACGGACACGTAACACACCAGACACTGATAAAACTAGTGGCAGCTTTAAGGAATCTCAAGTGGCGAAAATGACACCACAAGAGTACGAGAGAAACGCAGATGTTATAATGGAAGCTATCCGTTCAGGACGTTTTGTTTATGATGTATCTGGTAATGCTCGTTAAAAGGTATTGACATATAGAAAAAAATAGATATAACTATAGTAATACTTTTACGGTAGCCCCATTTAAAAAAATGATTACCTACCATACTAAATAGCAAAGCAATAAAAGTCTTAAAGATTACCTGATAAACATGGCCTATTAAATACATAGTTGCGCGACTGTGTGTGTAGTACACCCTACGTAAGTCAGCCCGTTAAAACATTTGATTGATTTGCATCTGTAATATATGCTATAAATAGGAGATTATACAATGGCATTTAGTTCCGCAGCAGGTTATGGTAACCTGCCTAACGGTAATTTTAGCCCAGTAATCTACAGCAAACAGGTGCAACTTGCATTCCGCAAGGCATCTGTTGTAGAAGCAGTTACCAATAACGACTACTTTGGTGAAATTGCTAACATGGGCGATACTGTTAAAATAATAAAAGAACCAGAGATCACAGTCAAAGCGTACACACGTGGTACAACTATTCTACCACAAGACCTTGATGACGAAGATTTCTCGTTAACAATTGATAAGTCTAACTACTATGCGTTTAAGATTGACGACATAGAAGACGCACACAGCCACGTAAACTTTATGAGTCTTGCTTCTGATAGAGCAGCTTATAGATTGGCTGACCAGTTTGACCAAGACGTACTTGGTTATCTATCAGGTTTCAAACAATCCTCTCTTCACGGATCACCAGACACAGTTAACGCAACTGTAAATGGTACTGTGGCAGTTTCCACTGCAGGAACAGATGAACTTCTTTCCAGCATGAAACTAGTAAAAGGTGACTTTGGTAACATTACTACTAGTTCAGCAGGAACTCACTCAATTCCTCTAACTCCACGTATGCCGGGTGCAACATCCTTGCCAACAGCTACAGCGTCACCAATCATGGTGATATCTCGTATGGCTAGACTACTTGATCAACAGCAAGTTGATACAAATGGTCGTTGGTTAGTTGTAGATCCTGTGTTTATGGAAATGCTACGTGACGAAGATTCACGTCTTCACAACGCAGACTTTGGAGAATCAGGAAGTATACGAAATGGCCTAGTTATTAATAACTTAGGTGGTTTCAGAGTATACAGTTCAAGCAATCTACCAGCAGTTGGAACAGGTCCGGGAACTTCAGGTTCTGCAAACCAAATTGCCAACTATGGTGTAATTGTAGCTGGACACGATTCTGCTGTTGCTACTGCAGAGCAGATCAATAAGACAGAAACATACCGTGACCCTGACAGCTTCTCTGACATTGTTCGTGGTATGCATTTATATGGTAGAAAGATACTTCGTCCTGAAGCTATCGTTACTGCCAAATATAACGCAGCGTAGGGGGAATATAAAAAATGGCTACTATA